ATTGTAATTTTTTTAGGATTTGGACTTACGTTATCAGGATTAGCAGATGAAAGAACGTCTATTGTAGCACTTCCATTGCTTGTTTGTTTAACAACCTCATCCATTTTCCGACGAGCAATTTCTTCAAGTTCCTCTCCTTTGTCTGTCCCTCTTGCGTCGTGAACCATTCTTCGCCCTTCATCAATGTCAGTTCTGACAGCAATTGCCTGAGCGTGAATTTGATTGTCATTTTTAGACATTTCCCAATCGTTCTGTTCGCTTCGGTGTTTTGCCGCACCATTGACCAAAAGCTCTTGAACACGCTGTGATTGAGTAGGGACAGAAAATCCAACCATGCGATTCATATTTGGTGTGAATCCACATGGAAAAATGTCGCTGTCAAATTCCTGTTTTCCAATTCGAAGGACAGAATCATTATCAACGAAAATGCCCATTCCATATTGATCTGCGATTTGTTTAATCGCGTCCCAAACAGTTACGTCTTGGAAATCAAAATTAGCGTCTGATTTAAGCCACGCTCGTCCCTCAATACTTCTTGCGGCGGCTTCAACGAGTATTCCGAATCCGGGTATGTTGAGAACCGGCTGTCCAGCTATTGTGTACGTTTCTTCATAAGAAATGTCTACATTGGACGGTTCCCAACCGTTAATAACTCCGTAATTATCAACCCTCTCAACACGCCTATACAGATCATCAATTACATCTTCGAGTAACCAATTTCCGGAGTATGACTTGTTAACGGTAGCTCGTTCAAGCATTCTCAACTCGTCATAAAGTCTAACGAACGCTCCATTATTTCGAACTGATTCTCCCGTCTCTTGTGTTACAGAAACAGCGTTGCTATCGTCTGGTAAATAGTACCGAGCAATTGTGATTCCTTCTGAAAGAATCTGAACCGGCTCTGTTGGAATAGAATTTTCAATAATATGCTCTCCTGCTTCAACAGTTACTCGAACTCTTGCGTAGTCGAATCTATCACGACGTTCAAAGCTGTCAACTTCAAACGGAATTACACGGACGCCACTTTCTTCGAAAAATAGCTCAATGTCATTAGGTCCACATGGCGGTCGTTCACTCATTGTAAATCACTGGATAATTCCGGAACTGCCATCGTGTCCCTCATTAAGTCCTGTACTTACAAATTTCAAATTATAGTCATACAGGTAATGCTTTTCTTCAATATCCCCACCGAGGGGAACATCAACACCAACAGGGCCTTCCAAACTGGAATCTTTTAGAATAACCTCTCCCTGCCAAGTCATTGTAATAAGATTAAACCTTTCACCAGAATCTAACAGTTGATGATAGTCTTCTAATTCCGGGGTACGTAGAAACCCCTGAATATCAAACTCGCGGTTTTCCGCACCAAGATCGTTAACGTACTCACCAAGACAAATACCTTTTTCTCTAACAAGATCGCGGGCTTTGTCCATTGTCACCCGTTCGGGGTAATAATACGGCGTAAACGATCTGCGGCTGTTTTCGACCTCAAATTTTGGCTCAAAACTTGGGTCGTATTTGTCTTCATGGTAGTCTGTCTCAAAAGTCATTAGATACCCATGTCTTGCGAGTTAGTCTGTGTCTGCTGTTCTTCATACATTCCGGGGAACTTATCTCTAAGCTCTCGTCCGGCGTCTCTTGCTCCGTCTCCGTGTACGTGGAATTCGTTATTGATCGTAGTCTGTCCACCGCTGTTGACACCGCCACCACGGTTAGACGCGCCAACTTCATCTGCGTCAGTAGTTAGCTTTCCATGAGCGTACCAAGCACCAGCACCAGCGGCCAGCAATCCAAGACCACCCATCAACATATGAAGGCTAATCATTTGCTTAATAGCTATTCCGAGAGCAACAATGTATCCTGAAATAGAAGCAGTAGCACCAAGAATTCCAGCAGAAAACATTGCCCACGGGCCACTTGTAGCGGCGAGAATGTGGAGTGTTATAATTGCTCCTGCCAATGTGTTAAGAACTCCAATAAATAGGTATGCAGAAACAAGTGCGACACCAAGTACAGCACCCCATTTATTAGAGAACAGATCTAATATTCCGGATAGTAGATCAAACAGTGGTCGAAGCACGGCCATAAAGTAGACCGCGAATTTCAGGAGATTGTAAACCATCGACAAAACGGCTTTAAACACCTCAATAAGCTCGATCATTGTCGCCTGTTCATTTTTGGCGAAATGAATTACGAAATCGAGGAATGAAAGTATCTCGTCTCCGAGAATGTAACCGAATCGGTGAGCCAACTGATCGAACACATCCGCATAGCCGATCATTTTCCACGCGGCTTTCTCAATGAAATCCAGAGCCATTTCGAACATTGAAATAGCCGAGTTCTCAAATATAGTCAGATTGCGTAGGGGTTCAACAAATCTACTCAACCGAGAAGGTAGCTGTTCTATAAATTCCCAAGAGATAGGCGCGAATTCAGCAAGTGCCGGTTTAAACGTCTGGAACAGCTCTCGTTTGAATTTATTTAGTTGCCGAGTGGCAAGTCCAAATGAATCTGCAATTCCCTCGCCGTGGCCGATCAGACCAAGACCGAGAATAGCGGCACCGGCACCAACAATGGTATACATTGCGGCTCCGACACCGAGAGCGGTAATCCGGAGCATAATCATCATGGGGAGCAAGATCGCCACGACCTTCCACCACATCATAATGTTCGGAGTGTACTTACGGACGTTATTACCGAATGTGCGTGCGTGCTTGTTTACTTCCTCAAACTTCCAATTGAAACCGTCAAAAGAATCAGTGGAACTTCCAATTCTATTTCTTATTTTTTCCCACTGTTGTTTGGTTTGGTTTAGAGATCGGTGATTAGTAATCCCACCACCGGGAAGTGCGTAAATACCATCACCTCCGGACTTTTGATCTCTACCAAGAGAAGCAGGGGACATTGTAAGTCCGGTGCTTGATTCACCAGTAAACTGACCTTGACTGTTCCGTAGTCTTCGGTATTGGTGTTTGTTAAGCTCTTTTCGAGTTTCCTTTAGGTCAAAATCTTTCGCGCTGATTCCGAGAAGTTCTTCCCCGTTTTTGTCGAATAGTGGAAGATCGGGAACAGAGTAGTGGCTAAAGTCGTTCTTTCCACTGCGATCAATAGGCCCGCGAGTTTGGTCACGCCAACCATGAAACGCTTGGTGTCCACCGTCAAAAGCTCTATTACGACCATTAGCCGTGGATTTACGCTGTAGCTTTTCTATCTCTTTTCTTGCCCGTTCGGAGTGAACACGACTTACCTTGGGGTCAATCTGAACAGTTCGACGCCGAGAGAGCTTGCGTAGATCGTTTTTCGTTTTCTGAATATCTCCATTGTCTTCAATGTTGAATCCAGAAGTGAGATTTTTGATCTTTGAAAACTCTCTCCGAATATTAGTAACAGCCTCCCTCGCATTCTCTCGAACGCGAATTCGAATGTCAGCGTCTCCTTTACCTTTACTCATTGTTAACTACAGAAGTATTCACAAATCTCTCTCGTTCTTGTTGACTCTCCTTTATTGCTTCTGCTTTGGAAGAAGCGGATTTGTGACTACTGTTGCGTCTTCCACCAGAAATACGACGTTCTCCGTTCGGGAGATCGTCAGGTAAGTATTCTTGTTCTTTTTCGTTTTGTCGTTTGTATTCAGCAACGAGGACTTGTCGTTGAAACGGGGTCAGTTCTCGCTGAGTAGAAACGAGTGGAATTCCCTTTTCTACAAGAACCGCAATATCAGTTGCGCCCAGATTTTTTACGAAAGCGGTCTGCGTCTTGCAAATTGGACGTGATTTCCATTACCTCAGCCCCAATATCAATCGAAACACCCCCAACCATCATGTCAAGAAGTTCCGCAATTCCTTCTTCGGTTTCTCCGGAGCGTTCGGCGTCAATGCCCTGTTTTGCGGCATTACGCATTACATTTACAAACTCTGGATCGAATTCCTCGTCTTGGAAATCTTCTTCATCAAGCTCGTCGAGGTCTTCTTCATCAAAACCGTCAACGTCCATTACGCTGTCAAGACCTTCCAATAGCTTAATGAAATCTTCATCTTTTAGCGGCTTGAGATACAGTGTGGTGGTTTCACCAAAGTATTCGAGTTCGTATTCTTCTCGGTAGTCAGCACCTTGAAGAACCATACGGCGAAGTTTGCTAATGCTACGGTTAGATTCGTTGTTGTCAGTCATAAAAATTTAAAGTCTAAAATGTTGTTTGGTCGGTCAATTCTTGGCGGCGAGAACGCGGTCTACGAAATGTTCGACTTAGTGCGGTCGCTCGCAATCCAATCGAACGTAACTCCGGAAACATCCCCGGTAGTCGTTTCGTAGCCGTCAGAAGTCACCATAACGTCCTCGTAGGCCGTCTGACGGTCGTTGTTTTCGTGTGCGATTGTAATAGTCGCACCAGCCACGGGAACGCCCTCGTCGTCAGTAAAGAAGTCTTCCAGATCGTCGGCGTCAATATCAGAGTCGTCAATGACACCATTACCGTCGAAAGTAACGCTTCCAGAGAACGCGATCTCCGTAACCGAGTAGCCAATTGGTTTTAGGCTGTTGCCTCGGATTTCTTCAATTTCCACGTCTTTCGTGGTGTCGATACTCTGAATAGGGATTTCATTTTCGCCAATGCTAAACGTAATGTTAGCGGCAGATTCGTATTTATCGTAAGCCATAAGCTAAAAGTTTAAAATTTGTTAACAGCGAGAAGGGAGAGTAGAACAACTACTCCATTCGTCCAGCGGCGACCGTGTTGTAGATGTTTCGCAGTGGTTTCACAGTCTCAATCTGAACTTCAACGAATGCGGAATCGGCGTCACGTCGCTGAACGCTAACGTCGTAATCCAAAATCGCGTCCTGTTCTTTGAGGAACCGGAGCTGTGAACTAATCATCGCCTGTAGCGAACCTCGGGCCGCCGGGTTGTTGAGACGACCAATGAACGGCTCCTCTGTCTCCTTGACAATCTCGGTCACTCGATCAACAACCATCCGAGTAAATCCAAGTGACATTTCTCCCTCATCGGGATCGTTGCTGTCAATCGAAGTTGGGTCGTCAATAACAAGCGCACCGCGTGTCTCGCTTGCAATTGGGACGACGTTCTCGCCAAGCAATTCCATCTGTTCTCCTTTGTCCAGACGGTGTGAAAGGCGGGAATGGCGTTTCAGCCGTTTGTTCATAACCGAACCGTTTATTCCAAGACGCCCGTGGAGTCCTACAAACGAACCAACAACGGAATCGCCGCTGTTGTTCTCTGCCGGGTAGATTAGCTGAACACGGCTGTTGTTGAACGGATTCTTGTAAAGCGACGTATCGCCATCAACAACATCTGCACCAGTGACCGCAAGAGCGAACTGGTGGTAAGATTCCATCGAATTGACGGTCGTTTCAAGTTTCTGTGCAACGTCTTCATCGGTGCTGATAACGCCAAGAACGTCGATTGAATCGGCTTCCTCGCTTTCCAGAGCGTCCAGAGCGTTTTCGTAATCTTCTGCTGTGTCACCAGCGGCCATAACCGCATAGACAGGCATTGCACCCTCAGCAAGAGCGTCCAGAACGCCTTTGGTAAGTTCCGACCCGTCACCGAACATATTTGCAACGTTCGTAGGCCGGGTAATCGTATACGGCGTATTTGCGTCTGCTTCGCCTTCGCTAACATCTCCTTTACCGACAAGAGCAACGTTTGCGTCAGAAAGTCCGGACGTACTAACAGCAGTCAGACTCTTAACGTCGGTAATAATACCGGGAAGAATATCGTTTCCAATAGTCATAATAAATTTATAAGTTGTCCTCTATCACGCTGAGAACATCGGCGTCCACTGTTTCTTCATTAATATACTCAAAGTGGAATGTTTGAGTTTGTTTGAATAGCCGGAAAACACTCGGATCAAATTCAGCACGCCTGTTCCCGCCGTCTCCAATTCTGAAATGAACTATGTCTTCGGACAGACTGTTTGGATCTCTTTCGTATTGTCCAAAATGAGAAATCAAGTCCATCCGAGTTTCATAGGCTTCAACTTCATCCTCACTTTGAACTTGGAGATCGAGACGGGCGGTGTAATAGAATCTGTGTATTTCTCCGATTACAGACCCACTTTGGTCTTTATCAAGTCCAGCAAACGGATTTGTAGAGCGTAGATTTCTGTTAGATTCCAAGTTATCAAGAATAACCATGTAAGGTTCGTGATCCTCGTCATGGCTTTTCATCATAACAGTAGCGTCAGTAACGCTTTCTATTTCATCAATGAATAACCGTAAGACTTCTAACTCATTCACAAATTCTTCCTCGCGTTTTTACGCAACACTGATTGGGCTTGATTTTCCATTTCTGTTTTAGCTTTTCCAGTATAATTTATACCTTCAATACCGTTATCAAAAATGGTCTGTTGAAGCCAAAACGCCATATCTGTATAATCCATTCCGGGGAATGGTGTCATTTCAGAGATTACATAGGGCATTAGAGCGTCAACTGGTGGTTTCTTATCAGTGTATGTCGCTCCATCATTCACAACTCCGGCGTGATCTGCGAAATTCTGAAAACCGTACAGGGTAACACCTGCGGCACCACCAATAGATGTTGTTTCCAAAGGAACCCACGAATTGAGAACTTCATTTGTCCAAACCTTATCGTGTTTTCTGATATGATCTTTGGCGGCTTCGAGTCCAATTCCCCGAAGCTCACGGGCCGATTCATCAATTACATCATTGAGATCGTCTTCAAGCTCGCTCGCCATACGATCTACGTCATCAGTAGAAATCGTAAGTCGAACATCGCGTTTAGGTCGTGCCATTACAGATCATCCAAAACGGACCCTTCCTGCCGTGATTTCGCATTTGCTTCAAAATGCGTTCCACGGTTGGTCATAGCAGTTATTTCATACTCTTGATCCGGTTCTCCGGCATACAGAATATGGGAGTTGTTTTCAACAATTGTGTCCAGCGGGAACACGAAGGATGGTGTTTCCTTGACACGGCGACCGGAATCATAGTCGCGTTCTTCATCAATGGCACCGGAATAGTGCCTCAAAGAAAGCGTGGTTCCCACCGGTTCGAACGTTTCCACAGGATGATTCAGTTCGTCTCTCGATGTTCGATCTTCGATAAAGACAGAACTGGTTTCTCCATACCTGTGTAGAAACATACTGACAGCCCGGTGGCTGTGTTGTGCAAGATTCATTTAGTAGTCCGGGTATCTTGGTAGTAGCTATCAACACCACCGTATGACCGATCATCTCTACTGATCGACCCACCAGCAAACGTTCGCGGAGAATCAATCAACCGGTTCAGATAGTATTCGAAATTGGAAATCCAATCCATAGCCTGAGAGTAATGTTCGCCACGATCTGAGAAGTATGACATATTAACATCCCCGATAGACATTGGCATTCCACCAAGCTCTCCGGTTTTAACTTTCAGGTGATAACACGTTGCCCACATCAAGGCCCGACGAGCGTTCTGCTGTTGTCGGGGATCTGTAAACGGGTTAGTATCTGTATCCAGTATAGAAAGAATCTCTTTCTCGCTGAATTCAACGCCCGACTGTATCTCGGCGTCTGAAAACACCGCCTCCGGATAGTCAGTAATGAACCGAACATCGGAGATAATTTCGTTGTGATAGTCAGGCATAATCTAAGAGAACTGCTGTTTACCAGTGAACGTCAGTTGCGTTGAACTTGACACCAGCAAGCGGGTCAGCAATGACCGCACCGTATCGAACCGAACCGTAGGAACCGAGCAGGGCACCCGGATCACCGATTGGGCCACCCGACTCACCCTGAGTCAGTTGCATTTCACGGGCCGTGTGGAAGTAGAGAGGCCGTTCGTCCGACGCAATGACGTGAACCTCGTCGTCAGTGAGCCACGCCGTCTGAAGCAGACGAGTGCCGTCAATAACGAGGTTGTTGTCTTCAAGGTCGGACGAAACAAGACCCTCGGCCTCTGGAATACGGTAGTTGGCGTCGTATGCAAGCTCGTCGATGAACTTGCTCGCCGTGTCGTTGCTCATGAGAGCAATTCCGGGCCGCTTGCCGTGGTGCCGAAGTTCCTGATTGGCGGCGCGAACGTGCTGAGTTGGGGTGTACGAGTCGTTGTCACCAAACAGGTGTTCAGTGTCTTCGAAAACGTGGTTGTGAGTTTTATCGAACTCATACGCACCGTAGTCCTCCGGTTCGAACCAAAGGTTGCTACCGTCTGCCCAACCGTCCTGAACAATGTCGAACAGAACCTCGTGTTCTTTGTCAACTGCGCCTTCGAGTAGCTTCTGCCATTCGCGCATGACAATATCCGCTGTGTTGTCCTCAATGAACTCCTGAGTGTAGCCGAGCGAACGACCGTACTTTTTGACGGAGAACGCCATCTCGCTGGACTCCATTCGTCCAGTACGAGCGTGTTCACCCTCAGCAAGTTCTTCCCATCCCATGTCGCCAGTGTGGACACGGAAAGTGCGCTCGGTTACGTCCTGAGCAAGAAGCTCGCGGAGAGGCCGGGGGGCGCGGTTGAATAGCTCAATGTCCTCAAACATATCGCCAAGGAGGTCTTCGAGCGGAACGTCGTCTTTAGTAGTAACTTGTCGCTGAAATCGAGTTGCCATAATAGTAGTAGAAATTATATGTTAGTTGTGGTCAGACGCGCTTTACTCAGCAACGTCGTATCCTGCCGAAACATCCAGACGGATGCGTTCTTCCGTAAGTGCCGTTCCAACGACCTGAACAATCGCGCCGACCGTTGCCGGAGCGTCCTGCGTGTAGCCGCCGTCGTAATCGAGATAGACCGGTTCGCCGGGGGTGAATTCCCAATCACGGTCGCCGTTTTCGACCTCAATTCCGTTCGAGATCGCGGTCACTCGGTCCTGTCCGATCAGGGCGCGGTTTGCCTCAACCGTGAGACGAGTAGCCGTCTCGTCATAGTTTTCGGGGTCCGTCGCCGGGGTCAGAGCAACACCAAGAGCCGCCTGTGGGTCACTTTCGTCTGCCTGTGCCTGAACCATGTAGCCGTCAGAATTGAGGCCAACAAGGTCGCCTTCCTGCATTTCGTCACCGGCCACAGCACCGTGGCGGTTGATAGGCTGTTCTGCACCAGTCGCAATTTGAGCGTTTGCCATTTTAAATCAGTAAAATCCGTAGTTAGTCAAGGGCGATTCCGCGAATTCCCGCAACACGGGCTTTCGAAGCAGAACTGCCATTGTCGCCGCCACCAAGTTTGCCCTTGGGGGGCTTCTCGCTGAACGAGGGTTCATCTTCAACATCGTCGCCAACAGTCGCGGCTTCGGCTTCTTCAACCATACCGCGAAGTTCACCAACCGAGAAGCGGTCGGCAAGAACCTCGGCGTCCATATCTTTGACCTCAGACGCCTTCTCAGCAAAGTAGGTACGAGCTTCCTGTGCTGTTTCCTCTGCGGCGTCAAGGGCCTCTTTATACTCTGCAAGTTCGGCCTCGATCTCGTTGGCCTCAGAAACCTGCGAGTTGTGTTTTTCGCGGAACTCGCGGGCCGTTGCTCGCAGTTCGCCCTCGGTCATGTCGTCGATCTCTTTGTTAAATTCGAAAATATCCATTGTCAGTTGGTATTTAATTGGCTCTCTGCTGGTCGAAGCTGGCTTGTGCAAAGCTGGCTTTCGGCCTCGTTCTCGCTGGTAGAGAATTCGTCTACCATCTCCGAGAACTGGGGCGAGAGTCCCCCATTATCGTAACCCGCCGGGAACGGTGTGAACGAAAACTCTTTGAGCAGAGCTTTGTCAAACCGTGCGTGGGCTTCATCAGATTCCGGTTCGGAGAATTCTACACTATCACGCTGAAACCCAATACTCCCGTCCGTAATGTCCGGGGGTTCATGGGTGAAATCAGCAATAACGTCGGTCTTTACCGAGCTTCCAGTATTCGGAATGTTAACCTTCAAACGAAGGAAATCATTGGAATACTTTATATCAGTTACTCGACCCACCTTCGAAAGCTGGCTTTTGGAGTGATCCAACATAGCCGGGGCACCGATCTCGCTGTGATCGGCCACCCATTGAAGGAAATTAGGAGTAATTTCAACTCCTTTCCGAATACCGGGTTCCATTGCTTCAAAAATTACGTCAATGGATTCCAGTTCCTCTCCGTCGTCTCCATAATTCTCACGGACACCATATTGGTTGAATCCGTCAGAAAGCGTAGTACGGGAAGGCGTTCTCAACGAAAAATTGAAACCGACCTTCTCCGCGTCGTCGTTAGGCATTACTATTCCTCAAAACTTAATCAATCCCATAAGGTGTGCTACTCCGGTAGCAAAAATCGTACTCAAACCGAATGTCATTCCGCTTAAAATCATCCGGTTGTCTTGAGCGAGGTCTTTGGTTCTACCAATTTCCTCTTTATGACGTTTAACATCTTGTGTCAATACAGTCAATCTCTCGTCTATCATTTCAGTACGCTCATCTACACGATATAGGATTTCGTCACGCTCTTGGTCATCCATATCAAGCGGTCACGTCCTCCTGCGGTCGCCCCTGCTCAGATTCGTCTGATTCAGGTTTGTCCCGCGATTTAACTTCTCGTCCAGCAGATTGCGCACCGCCACCGGTATTTGTCGGAGAACCGCCTTCCGGATTCTGAATGTTGTCCCCGCGACCGGCTAACCGTCCAATAAGCTCAACGTGTTCGTCGATCTCATCTTCTTGTGGTAGCTCGGTTTCCGGGTCAATTCCAATCCGTTTTGCGGCGGCTTCGAACGTCAGAAGACCGTTGTTGACCAGCTTGATTGCTTTGTCAACTTCAAGCCGTTCTTCCTCGGAACTGTGCTGTCCGAATTCAAAATCCGGAGGCAACTCGTCATACGTTTCCGGGTCATCCGCAAGTATTGAGATGAAAATCTGGTGCCGAACTGCCGACTTGATTACAGCGCGATAACGCTGAATCCGGCGGTCAAATTTCGGCATAACAGAAACCGACTCGTTGCGTCCAACCTCGGTGTCCATATTCAGCAAGAACGCGGGAACACCAAGGGCGGCGGCAATACGCGACTGAAGGTGTTTGAACGTACCTTCCAAGTTCATCGCGCCGACGCCGGACGAAGTTGCGTTAACTCCAACAGAGTCATGTTCAACGTCGTGACCGACTGCCAACATCGAGTCAGGTTCGACTGCACGAACTTCATCAAGCCAATTTGTGATCTGTTGCTCACTCCAAGGACGTTCCTCAGAACCGAGTTTCCAGAGAATTGGCGGATAGGCTTTCGTCGCAACGAACCTCGCCATGTCGATCTCCATATCACGGAGCATATCGGCCTGTTCCTCAGCTCGTTCGAGCAAAGAATGACCAAAATCCTCTCCGGGGTGTTTATGGAACCGAAGAATGGCGAGATCGGACGGCTCAAACTCAATGTCGTCGCCGTCACCATCTGTTTCAAGAATGTATTTTACAATATCACCGAACTCGTCGGTTTGAATCTCAATACGTTCTCCGGGTAGAACTTTTGGCTTGAATTTGTCGTCTTCAACGACGATTTCTAAGAAACCAGTTCCGTCAACAAGTGCGTGCCACACCCAATCATGTAGGACTGTCTCAAACGTTGACGTTTCAAGCATATACTTGAAATCGCCAATGTCTTCATCGGTTTGTTCAGTGTCAGTCCCACTGATGTTGGCAGGCTTAATGTTGTATCCAGAACCAACCAAAAAGTCAACGAGCGTATCTACGCCCTCACCTATATGGGGATCTGTATCCGCAATTGTGCGGAAATCCTCAATACGTTCTTCCGGCGGTTCAGTCGTCTCAACTTCCCCGGTGGAAGCATTGACCTGTTTTATAACCGCCGTAGGAGCATCGAGCGAGAATTCAGTCGCGGCATAACCATCGAGATCGCCCCGATTGGCCCGCTTTATAATTCCCTGTCGAACAGTTCCCATATATTATCTATTTCGCTTATATCGCCCGGAATACCGCTGTCTCCCGTTTCGTTGCCGTGTTACAGACGCCGAACCGAAAGCCGCTGTAGGCGGTTCCGTGGCTGTTGTGTTGTTGTCTTGAACAACAATTCGGGTTGACGTACCCTCAGACGCAATTGTATCGTCTCGCTTCTTTTCTGCTACTCCGTGGTTGGGTTGGACGCCCAATTTCGGCGGGAAGGCCCCCATAACGGCGGCTATTGCCGTGTCGTCTTTCCCCGTTTCCGAAGTGTCTTTTCCAGAAAACTTTGGCTTAATCCAGTCTTCTCGCTGTTCCTTAACGATTGAACTAAGCTCGTCAAAGAGCCGTTTATCGTCGATCAGATCAACGCGGTCATTCCGGAGGCCATTATTCATGTCCCCCATCATCTGTTTTACCGCGTCTTTATCCGAAAAGTTGAATCCAATTATCGCACGACCAAGACGATCTTCAATAATCCGCTGGAAAGTTTCGCCCGGACCAGTGCGGTCCATAACCACATAATCCACGCCATATTGTCGATAAACCTGAGAAATGCGCTCTGCGACGTGGTTTGCATTTCCTCGGTCGGGGTTCTGGACGCCAATCTCTGCTAAGAGATCGTCCGTCACTACCTCCTGATGAACCTGAACACGACGGTCGCCAATGTGATTCCAAACAGAAATCACGGTGTCGTCGTGGTCAATTCCAATGTCGCAAGCAAGGACGTTGTATCCGCCTCGATCCCACACGTTCTCTCTTGCCATCGAACGCTCAATGGAATCTTCGCAGAAGAACGAGTAGGTATCATCAATAGGCTGGCACAGATACTCCTGTGCAAAGCCTTTCGGATCTTTGGAACGCTCCTCCTCAACTGCCTGTAGGTCAATATCCGGTCGAACCGGGTGAACCGTCTGTTCAAACAGCGATTTGTTAATATCTATGTCGTCGCCGTTGTAAAACGTCGGCTGTCGGATTGAAAGCGTACCAGACTCCCCTTTCGGGTCGCCGTCCTTGTGTGTACGCATGAAAAGATCGTTCGAAACCTTTGGCGTACTAACTTGGACCATTTTCCGGTTATTTCCAAGCATAACGAACGCTCGGAAAGCCCGCGAGACGGCTTCTTGGTCCTCATAAAAGGCCATCTCGTCTAACAGAACGGCTTTCGCGGATTCATCACCACGAGAACTGTCCGGCGCACCGGAATAAGCCACAAATTTAGAGCCATTCCACAACTCGATCTTCCCTTTGTTATCAACAACAACTGGAATTTCGACTTTTGCGTGATTGATTAGCTTCCGAATATCGCTAATACGAGACTCTGCACCGTCCTGTTT